TCAAGTATGTGGCCAGACTTACCGAAGCAGAGCTGCTTAACGCTCTCGCAGATATCCTTGGCGTGCGCAGGATCCTTGTGGGCAAAGGCATCTATAACACAGCCAAAGAAGGCAAGCCTTTCGCCAGCGCGGATATCTGGAACGACGATTACGCTATGGTGGCAACTATCGGAGATTCTCAGCGGCTTTCCGATCCAAGCGTTGGAAGGGTGTTTTTGTGGAGCGCCGACAGCCCGGAGAACGCAACAGTTGAGCAGTACCGCGACGATGCGGCAAGAAGCGATATCTTCCGCGTAAGGCAGCACGTTGACGAGATCATTATAGATCCGTATTTTGCGCATCTGATGAAAGTCGACGCCTAAGAAGGCGTTTAAAACAAGCAATGGGCCGGGAGGCTTTTAAAGCCTTCCGGCAAAGCTTGGAAAGCGGGGGGCTATGGCTTTCAAAGATGATTTAGCGCAAGATGCGGCAGAGACATTTTTAAACTCGGATGAGTTTGCCGAGGAAATTACCTACACGCCTAAAGGCGGCGCTGCGAAAGTCATCAAAGCGCTTGTAAACCGTAAGCGCATAGACCCTGCCTATGAGGATGCGGGCCGCGTCCTCTTAAACCAATTTGAGATATTCATAGCCAATGACGAAACATCAGGCGTTGCATCCATTAACAGAGGTGAGGATCTGGTTTCGCTTGCGGAGGTTGTAGGCGGGGTTTCAATTGACTGGGTAGTAGCGGATATCTTAGGCCAAGACGAAGGGGTATGGCATTTACTTTTACAAAAATGAGCGAATTAAGACTAGAGATTAATACAAAGAATTTGGAGCGGGCAATCAGGCTTTTTCCTAAAGAGCTTAAATACGAAATTGCCGACGGGATGGATCATGCCACAAGGAAGTTCTTGAAAATCTTCAGGCAAACCATGCTTCAGGGTCCGCCTGGGATCAAAGGACGACCGCACGGGATATTCACTCATTTTAAAAGAGCAAGCCTTGTATCTCAGAATATTGAAGGCATGGGCATGGTGATTTTCTCGGATTCAAAGATCGCCCGCATGCACGAGGAAGGCGCGACGCTTAAGAACCCGGGCGGCGGGAAACTTGCCGTGCCGCTTTCAGCAAGAAAAGAGCTTTTTACATCCGACGGCAGGCTTAAGAAGCAATATAAACAGCCCAGGCTGCTTAAAAATGTTATTCCGATTCAATTAAAAGGCAAGACATTCTTGGCCAAGGTTAAAAAGAAACTGCGCGAGCTGATTCCTATTTTCGTTTTAAAAAACAGCGTACGCATCCGGCCTAGGCTTATGTTCTACAAAACCTGGGATGAGATGCAGAATGAGCGGATAGATATCTTAAACAAATCAATTGAAAAGGCGCTGAATAAAGTATGACAGTCAGGGAAAACATCTTAGAAAATCTAAAGGCAACGCTTGAGGCCATCTCCATTGCCAACGGCTATCACAATGATATTGCCAGTGTGCAAAGGTGGAGGCAGTCCGGGAATTCGCTTGTTTTGATTCCCTGTATAGTGATTAATGCCGGGCCCGAGGAAAAAGAGCCGGTGCCTAACCCTTTTACAACTTGCAAGTTTACTGTTTATCTCGATGTCTGGACAAGGCAGGCGCAGGATGATCCGCAGTCAACAGATACGCTTTTAAACAGCCTTTTAGGGGATATCGAAAAAGCGCTTATGATTGACTACACGCGCGGAAGTTTTGCCAAGGATACAAATATTAAATCCAATGTCCTTTTTGAGACCTTGGAAGGCCAACCGCAGGCAGGCATCATCATAGAGCTTGAGATAATTTATCAGCACAAACAAAACGATCCCGAAGTTTCGGGATAGAGGAGGTTAAACCATGCTTACACGAAAACGCCAACTTGCCGCAAAAATAGAGACTGTAGAGGGTACTGCTGAAACTCTGGCAGCGGCTGATGCCAGGCTTTTAGTCTATAACCCGAAGGTGAGTTTTGATATAGCCATGTTTGAACGTAACCCCGCGCGGCAGTCATTTTCAAATATCGCCAAGCTTCCCGGTAAGCGTCCGGCGGGCCTGTCATACCGGCTTGAATTGAGAGGATCAGGCGTTGCCGGTACCGTTCCTGAATGGGCGAAGATTTTACAAGCTTGCGGATTCGGAGTTAGCCAGCTTAAATCAATGAACATAGGTGCGGTTACCAACGGGCCTTTTCAGCACGGAGAAACGATTACCGGCGGGACCTCGGGCGCAACAGGTAGGGCGGTGATTAATACAGCAAACGGCTCGCCTAATATTTACTTCGTTTCTATCTCAGGGACATTTGAGTCAGCCGAGACGATTACCGGTGGCACATCTGGTGCAACCGCAACCACTTCATCTGTACCGACAATCGTCGGCAATGAACTCAAGCCTATTTCCGACAATATCCCTTCGCTTACGCAGGGCAGTTACGAAGACGGCGTGCGCAAGCTTTTGAAGGGTTGCCGTGGCAAGGTGAAGTTCGGTTTTAAATCAGGCGAGCCGGTGCTTCTGGATTTTGATTTCCAAGGTGTAGAAGCGGGGGTGAGTGATTTATCTTTCCTTGCGGATGTGGCTTACGAGAGCACAAAACCGCCGGTATTCTTAAGCGCGCTTTTCTCAGTGGATGCCTATTCGGCGAAGATAGGCGAGATGGATATCGATGTCGGCAATACCCTGGCCGTCCGCGATGACGTCAATGACCAAAGAGGAATTTTGTCTTTTGCTATCACAGGAAGGGGCGTTTCCGGCTCATTCAATCCGGAGATGGTTTCCTGCGCTGCGCATGATTTTCACTCCAAATGGTTTTCCGGGAGCGAGATGGTTATTGATTTCACTGTCGGCCAGACAGCAGGCAACAAGTTTACGTTTTATGTGCCAAGGGCGCAGTATACCAAAGTCGACGATGAGGATAGAGACGGCCTTTCGATTGCCAAGAGCACTTTTAGTTTGAACGGGTCGCTTTTATACGGCGACGATGAAGTATCAATTTTAGTATTTTAACTAGAGGAGGGAAAAGACATGCTTACAGGAATCAATATTTACGAAACTAAGCCTTACGAGTCAAAGCTCGATCCTGAAAAAGATAATCCAACGATTTTTCACGTTGGACTTCTTGATTCTCATTTAAGGGCCTTCATTGAGGATCAGACCACATCTTTTGAATTCAGCTCTAAGAACCCAAAGGATCCGGCAAAGGCAAATATTAATGCCTCGAAGCGAAATCTATTGGTAGTCAAGTTCGGGCTGAAAGGTTTCGACAACTTTCTGGATCCGCGGGATAAGAAACCGCTCAAATTCGATACGGTCTCAACAGCAATAAACGGGAAGAATTATCCGACTGTCAGTGATGAGATTATTTCGATGCTGCCCAAGGCTTTGATAGACGAGCTTTCGGAAGTGATTTTAGCCGAGAATTCTTTGAGCGAGGACGAAGAAAAAAACTAATCCTGGCGGTCGAGCTGCATAAGTTTAGGCTTGACTGCCAGGCATGCCCAGACGTTTTAAAAGTGGAGCGCGGCTGCGAGGAAGATTCGCCGATTGAAGGCGTCTGGAAGTTAAAGGACTGGGAGTTTAGGCGGTGTCCAAGGAAACTTGTTACTAGAGCGAGCATTGAATATTTGAACGCGTATCTTTTTTTCGAGAAAGGATATCTGCCTAATCCCGGCGGCTGGTTAGAACAGCCGCTTAAATTTATCCAGGCAATAAAGATAATTGAGCGCGAAATTGCCTTGGCAAGAGAGAAAGAGGATTAATGCCTACAAACAGAGAACTTGAAATCATCATGAAGCTAAAAGACGAGGTCTCAAAGCGCCTGCAGGGGATAGAAGGCAATTTACAAAAATTTGCCAATTCCTGCAAACAGCTTGGCGGTACGCTTCGTAACGTAGGCAGGGAGATAGCGCAGGTTGGCCAGAACCTTGTTTTTATGGGCGGCGCATTAACCGGGCCTCTTGCCCTTGCTTTTAAGTCCGCAGAAAAATATTCCCTTTCCGTCTCAAACGAACTAAAACGCCTTGATAACGCTTTTATTGGGCTTCGTGTGAGTATCGCTGAGGCCTTAGTGCCGGTTGCGCATAAGTTAGCCAATGTTTTTGGCAACCTGCTTAATCTCTGGAATAGCTTGACACCGGCAACGCAGCAGATGATCGTGCAGACTATAGCAGTGACCGGTATTTTTATGACGCTGAGCGGTGTAGTAGTCGCTTTGATAGGGCGGTTGATACGATTGGGCGGACTCATTATTGATTTAGTCGGCAAATTTGCCTTGTTTGCCTTGGCGCATCCCTGGATTGCAGGGATCGCCATTGCCGTATCTATTCTTATAATTGTCTTTCTTAAATTCAGAGATGTGGCGGTGCCGGTCCTTAACGCAGTTGAGATCGGCGCGCAGATGGTCTATATCGGCTTTGTGAAGCTCATCAAATACCTTTTGGTGGGTTTTGACAAGCTGGCCATTGGCTTAGAGAAGTTTTATGAAGTTCTGGGCAAACTCCCCGGGAAGCTCGGCGAACCATACCGGGAAGCATCAGAGCATATCAAACGCTTCCGTGATAACCTGCAAGGTTTAATCAAGGCCTCTGATGCGGAGATGGATAGAGTCGGCAATAAGATTTCAAATATCCTAGTGACTGGCGAGGGCAGCCTTGTTAAAGGATATGACAAAGCAAAGAACGCGATAACTGGTTTTATTGATGCTCTTAAGAATTTAGGCAAGGATATCAAGATCGAAGAGGTGGCGCAGAAGTTTGACGCAATTCAGTCTATGGGGGAAGGCGTAGCTCGATCTCTGGGGAGCGTATTTAAACACTTTTTTAGCGATGTTTTTAAAGGCCAGATGGATGATGTTAAAGATTACTTTGCGGAACTTGGCAACATGATGCTGGAAGTCCTGGCTGAGGTTTTGGCCAAGATGATCCTGGTTAAGACCATTGGCTCGATCTTCCCGGGTATGATCCCATTTTTCCATCAGGGCGGTATGATTTATCACTCTGGCGGCCAGATTTTACCTGTAAGAGCGCATGCGGGGCTTGCGCCTGATGAGGTGCCGATAGTTGCGCAGACTGGAGAAGGGGTTTTATCTAGGCGCGGAATGCGCGCATTAGGTGGATCGGATAATTTGAAATCTCTAAATGAAGGAAAACCTGCAAAGGGGGGCATAACCATAAATGTGAATCAGGTCATACAGGCATGGGACGCTCAGGATGTTTGGCGTAACCGCAAGATGCTCTCTAATGCGATCGCAGATGACATTTATAACAACGGCAAGATTCGTTCAGTGATCAGGAGTTATACATGAGCGACTTTAGCTATTTACCGGATTTCCTCATTGATGAGGCGATTGAGTATAAGACGATTGTCTCGGAGTTTGAAAACGGAGCAGAGCAGAGGCGCCGTAAATGGGCAAACCCGCAGCGCAAATGGACGCTTAGGTTTAACAATAGGACACATGCGGAAATGACGGAGGTTTCAGACTTTTTTAAGGGCAAGTTTGGCGCGTTTATGGTGTTTACCTGGACAAATCCGAACGATTCAAGTGAATATACCGTGCGTTTTGTTGAGGACAGTTTTCAGTTTAGCCGCAAGGCATACGGCGTGTATGATTTTGAATTTGAATTTATCGAGGTGAAATAATGCCCCGTGAAACCGACAGCACATTTAAGCAAGAGAAAGCCAAGCGCGAGAATACGCCGATATTTTTGTATACGCTTGAAAAATATGACGGGATAAATGACCTCTGTTTTGCGAGTTTTGACGAGGATGTTATTTATAACGGCATTACTTATTCGCGGTTTCCGATAACCCATGAGTTTGTCGGCGAGAATAACCAGGGGCAGATTGACCAGGTTAAGGTGCGGCTTGCCAATGTCTCAAGACTGATTCAGCTCTACTTAGAGCAGTTTGATTTTAGAGGTAAGAAAGTTACTATCCGCATGGTCTGGCTGGATCAGTTATCCGATCCGGACGCTTTTATGGATGACATATTTTACATCGACAGCTATACAGCAGACCAGAATAACGTGGAGTTTAGCCTGACAGGAAAGTTTGATGTCCTGGGGGTGGATCTTCCGGCAAGGCGCTACTCTCGGAATTACTGCAGCTGGAAGTTTAAATCGCTAGAGTGCGGATATGCAGGAGCTGAACTTACATGCAACAAGACAAAACAGAGATGCAAACA